ATCTAGCCCTCTGGGTAGCAGTAGAGCGGCGTTTCGCCAACGAGGCCTGCTCGTCGTCAACTACTGGCATTTTCTTTTCCTTCTTAGCCTCTGACGAGGTAGGTTTATTCTTCTCTAGTCCAAACGCCTTATCTGCAGCGCCGCCAATTGGATCAAGCGCAGTCAGTGCATAATGCAACTCTGTTATTGCTTCACTCATTTTCGTCTCCTGGCAGATAGTGGCTGCCGGCCAGTTTGAATAACCTGTCTCATCCCGCGCTTTCTCTCTTTTCTCTCAATCCAATCAAGTGCGCTGGTGATCTCTTTCGGCCCTTCAAACCAAGCCATCACAACCGCATCGGCTTCATCTGGTGAGAAACCAAGTTTCCCGCGAACCCCCCCTGTTACCTTTCCTTGAGCATTATACGTTACTTTTGGTTCGACTTTAATGCCATTTGGAGTTACTTCATATGTTGGCGCTGCAAGACCTGCGAGCAACCGGCGATCAGGGGGGATAGCTATCGGGCTTCCTCCTGGCTGACCTGGATCCAGAGCCTCTCTAAACCCCCAGTAAGCAGCTGAGCGAGTATTGGTAAATGAGAGCTTACCCTCACGTGATCTACGTGTAGTCTTCAGTGCACCCTTATAGCCCACTGTATCAATCTCATTCTCTTTCAGGTGCTCGTATATAGGCCCTCCGTACCCGCCGCCCATATCGACGACAACAAGCGCGTTATCACGGCGATTACTGAGGACAAGTCCGGCAGAGTAGGATCCGGCCTTTTCTGCCGGTATCTCGTTGCCAGGGGTCTTGATAAGCTGGGCATACCATCCATCATACCTGATGGCCTGAACCATAGGGTCATCACCACCGCCGGTACAGTCAACGCCTATGGCGCACATCGGTACATCTGCTGGTGGCTTATCCTGCCAGCGGTCCTGCGCGGCGCGTATCCACTCGGTAGGTATGCACTGGTTTGCAACGTCCTTCAGGCCTGCAGTGAACTTACCATACAGCAGCTGGGAGCGCAGTGGCTCTGGAAGCGACTGTAGCTGCGCCCGGTACTGCGGGGTATCACGGTATGGGTTGTCATGCAGGCTTGCTGGGATGAAGGTGTATGACTTGGCAAGGTACATCTCACCATCAATCTCGTATTCACCAGGGCCGTCCACCCATACCATCTCGCTCTCGCCGTTACGCGACACATAGGCCGCCCACCTCAACTCACCTGGTACCGCTGGATCAATGAACCGGTCATCAAGCCATGGGGCAAACCACTCAATTAGCCATAGGCCATCGGATGTACGCGGCGGATTAGATGCGAGGATCACCCGGCACCGCTGCCCAGGTGGTGCACGCAGCCATCCGATGATTGATGAGACCTGAACCTCAAGGAACTCGCCAGCCTCATCGAAACAAAACGTATCTCTTTCGCGCCCAGCATGGGCTCCCCAGTCATCAGGTTGCCTCATCCCTCCAAGCTTCAAAGTCTTTCCGTCAGGCCATGTCCACTCAAGATCTGAGCCATTGAACCTGGCATCATCACCGATAATCGACTTACCTTCCTTCTCAAGCCCGTCTGTCTGCGTGAGTTCGCGCCGGAAGATAATGCCGCTGCGTGCGTTATTCACACACCAGCCGAGCTCGAAGTGAGACTTGCCTCCCCCTGCCTGGCCGCCGTACAGCATTACATCAGCCTCACTCAGGTACGCATCGGTCTGCGGCCCTGGGTTTGGCATCCATTTCATGTCCTTTGTTGCGTTGACGGCATCTGAAATAACCTCTTCGCGCTGCTCTTCTGGCAGAGCGTCGAGTTTACTCAGTAGCTCGTCAAGGAATGAGGCCATGCAGGCTAAACAGTTCCGTCCGGGTTAAACCGCATTAACGATGGAATACCCCTATCCTCATTCCCGGTAGGCCTCAACTCAGGCTCAATCCACGCCTGCTGAGTCACCCACGTGTCAAGCATGTACTTCACGTCATCGATGGCACCACTTAGAAATAGCGATTCCTCCCTTCCCTGTGCTGCTCGTTGATCAGCAGCCGCCTTGCGCCCCTCAAGCTCTCGAAGTCGCGCAGTGAGTTTGATTGCCATTGGCTTGTTCTCGGTAACCCCATACCAGAACGAAGGCTGAAGAATGTCTGACTCAGGCGGAACAGTGACCTTCACGCCACGCTTGATAGCCTCGGTGATGAAGAAATGACACCCTGGGCGCTGCTGTCCGTACTCCTCATGGGCCGACATATCCACGCCGAACATTCCCACCTCTTCGACACCTGGAGTCATCAGGGCCATAGCCCACATCCATGACAGAGACGAAGTGAAGAAGAATGGCCCGAACTCTTCTGTCAGCTCCTCTACCGGAAGAGGTAACGCATTGGAAAACTCAGGCGGGAGTGGGGTTGCCATCCATACGGTGCCTGGGTGACGAATGAGGAACTCAACATACTCTGGGGTGAACCACGCCTGACCGGTGCCAACATGACCGGGGATCTGCGGCTCGAACCGGTGCAGCTCCATCCATGCATCTGATTTAGGTCCCGCTACGCCGTAAGCCCCAGGGCTGCACCCCACGACAAACCACTCAGGGTCATCATACGGTGCTGAATGAATTGAAGACGGCGCTGAACCTACCAGCGCTATCTTCTTCTTTGTTGTGTTAAAGCCGTTCATAAGCTCCTCCTCCAAGGATTGATATCCAGCTTAGTATAGCCTTTAAGTGCTGGTGCTGTAAGTGACCAGCGGAGTTGTGGTGGTACCCAGCGACCCACCGATAACACGCCACACACTGGTTGACTCAGCCAACAGCTGTACCGATGCGCCTGGAGCGTACAGGTTGACCACAGCAGCACTGGTGCCTGCCGATGCCGTGTAGATAGTGGCATCGGTAGCAGTAAACTGCGACCCACCGGTAGATGTTGACTGAAGGCTCAGCGTCTTCACGATGCCCGGCACCGGTGCCTGCAGCGTGTAACTACTGGTCACGCTGGAACCTGACGTGAGCGATCGAGTAACACCATATGGGGATGCGCTGGAGCCGGTTGAGGCGTCGATATCCTCAATCTGCTGAACATGCCCCAATGGGCCTGCCAGGTATCCCTTAGAATCAAGACCGATGCGCCGGCCATGAATGCTTGTCATGATGCTATTACGAATGGTCGTAATTAAATGTGCCATTTTACTTCCCCTTTGCTGTTGCTGTTGCTACGGGTTGCCGGGATCTGCCGGCGCAGTTCCTCCCCCTATTAACTATGAAACTCTTCCCATCTCGCCCCAAGTGTCACGTCATTATCGCCTGCGCTTTCCCCTGTGAATGTGAACCTCTCTCCAGGCTGCAGCTCAAGGTGGAAGTGGCCAGAGCCAACATCAAGAGACTGGCTATCTACTTTTGCAAGCCCTTCAGGGAACTCAAACTTTCCGCCTGTGAACGATGTTGATGATGTATCTACTGCCATGGTCGAATTAGCTGTATCAACATCAACTGGGTTGTACGACGTGGAAAGGGTCATTGACGAATAGCCCCTAAACCTCACACTTTTTGTTCCATCCGAGGTAAACGACAGAAATACAGCTGATGCGTGTACGGTGTTCGTCTGACCAAGATATGTTGACTTGTTCTCAAATGTCGCAATGTACGTTTCTACTCCAGCGGCAATTGTTTTCGCTGCCTCACCGGCAAACACCCTATGCCCAGCATGCGAGTGCTTTCCTTCTGTTGTTCCTGCTGCCCAAGATCCTGTTGTTACGGTAACCGCCCCTGTTCCTGAAGTCCTGCCAGCAACAATAGCCATCGGAAACGATGGATTCTGGAATGTCACACCCTCCTGCTTGTTTGCTTGGTCAATTACATGCACCGTTATCCATCCGAGGGAAAGCCCGGCGTGGACTTGGGAGATGATCGGGGATATCCCTAGAAAGCCAAACTTGAACCTGTACTGATTCATCATTGACGGATTAAGCGTGTACCCGCTCACACCGGTCCCATCAAGCTTATCTTTGTTCCAATCTGCTTGCTTGATGAATGTATCACTTGAGAATGAGCGATATAGAATCCCGAAGTCAGTCCCACTTCTGCCAAATGCTATGGCGTCCTCGTTTTTAAATAGACCTCCATACTGGTACGTACTTGCGTCTGTATTGGTGTCAGGAAATGTGAATGAGCCAATCGAATGTAGATCATGAGATGGGCGGTATACAGCAAACCTTTTGCTTCTTATCTTAGCCTCACCAATACCGGCACCAGTTGATACAACGGCCTTTGCATTGGCGTTTGACGTGGCTCCAGTGCCTGTTACGGTGGGAATTATGTCTTCACTAGAGTTTGAATAGGCGAACTTCACAAGGATATCGTCTTTTCTCTCCCCTACAATCTGTTGCCCATACCCGCTGTAATCACCGCTCTGACCGTTCCTGTCAACAACGGTAACCCTAAACCCTGAAACAAAGGTGTCAGTGAGAGACTGGAAGAAGGCGATGAGCATAGTGAAGAGGTTCATGCGTATGCGTGCCCCACTCTGTCATCCCATGTGACCTGGTGCTCTCCTGACTCAGCCCACAAACACTCATTGGTTTGTAGGTCGATCCTCAAAATACGCCACTTTGCACGGCTTGTAGCAACACCAGGCCTTGCCTCACCGATGTACTTATACCGATCAGTGATGTCAACTAACGCCTTGTAGTTGACTCTATCAACCATGACTAAGAGCCGCCTGTTCCCGGAGTAAGGAACATCGTTGCGCTGCCGCTGGCATAGACACCAGCGGCATATGTAGCCTTTCCGGGGGTTATTACAACAGACCCGCTGGGAGGAATCGCGTACCCTGCTGCATCAGCAGCTGTGGTTGGCAAAGACGCCGCCACGGTGCTTGACCCAAACGACAGAAATCCAGGAACAGTAGAGCTGTTCGTCACCATAACCTGCGGGCTTGATCCATCAACACCGATGGCATAATTCGTTGATCCAGATGTCGATGCCACAACAGCTACCGTATTTCCAGATGCGTGAAATGGGAGTTTTGCGCTCATCAGTAATTACCCCTGTAGCCGTTACCTAGAATGGTGTTTGCCTTCTTCCCGCCAGGATTACCATCATCTGACTCAGATTCTTCCTTCTCTTCGCCGTCCTGGATAAGTTGCAACGCCGTGATTTGAATTGATACGCCAGGGTCTTTACCGCCTGGCTGCATGGATGACTGAGTCACCACGCCGGTAGCAAGTATCTTGCAGGCCTTCCCAACTTCAGGCAATTCCATGAGGTTCAGCGCATCAAGCTGCTCCTTCTCAAGCCGAATGCACAGGCCGTATGGGTAATCTTCCACCTCTCCACTCATAGCATTAGGCATTTCATCGCCCATTTTCGCCGGGGCCTTCTTCATATCTACAAGTTCAGGTGTCATAGTCATTTGCTCATCACGGTGCGGGGGCGATCTACGCCCTTAATAGCTCCCTTGGCCTTGCTTGCATAAAATACCTGCTCACCCTTCTTTCCGCCATACTGCCGCTTCATGGCGGTCATGATCTTATTGCCCTTCTTTGTCTTCGGCATTGTCTTTCTCCTTGGCCGCTACTGCAGAGCTGAGAATGTAGGCCATTCTCCTTGCCACGTCTGTCATAGACGTATCTTTTGTCTCGATTGCCCCGCCACCCTTACCGGTCAGCTCAGCGCTAATCTTATCGCCATACTTCTTCGGCTTCAGTTTGGATGCCAGCCACTTCCTGGTGTCTACCCTGAGGCGCTTGTGATTCACGTCAGCGCCGTCTTTACGCGTCCCGCCATTCTGGTCTATTACCAAATCAACCTCGGCATCAGCAATCTCAAGCATCTCGTCCGCCATGAAATCAGCCTGCGCTTCCTTTGCTAACGCGTATTGCTCCGACAACTCCTCGTCTTCAGTAAGCCACTTCATGATAGTTGAGTAGCTTGGAAGGGTATGGTTTTTGTACCCGGCGATGATTATCTTGCCTACCCCCCTTGAGCTGGTAGCAAGCTCATCACAAACATGCTCCATAACTTTACTCCTATCCCAATCCTTGCCATCTACCATGAGCGGGTGAGCGGGGGCCTTGCTGGCTGCAGCCCGCTTCTTCACTACTTTCTTGGCAGGAGCCTTCTTCTTAACAACCATCCTCTCTCCAGACGTAAAAAAAGGGGAAGCGCCAATGCGGAACGCTCCCCCTGTAAAGTGGCATATTCTGAGTATGTTACATCATTGTGTTCAATATCTTGAATTAATCATCCACCGTGGAGATGTTTTGCGCATGCAGCATGGATCTAGCTATAGAAATATGCATTACAAGGATGCCACCCCGACATCCGAGCTATACAGACTAAGTTGTTGATTTATTTAATACGACTTTGCACAATATGTATAGCACACTGTTATGCCTGAATATATGTGCGCACCAAATGCTCTCTTTCCATGTCAAGGCATCCGCTTGCGTATAAGGCATTTATCAGCTCATCAGCTGCATTCAACTCTCTCCTCAGTACCTCTATCTCCTCAGCGGCCAACTTGGATTCGCGGCCCTGGTTGCGAAGTTCTTGTAGTTCTCTGTCTGTCAGCATCTTGTCTCTCCTGTAACGGGCATAACAACGCGCTCGTTGGGACTTGCTGCTGCGGCGTTTGTTTCAATTTCATGGGTTCCGTTAGTCATTATCGCTTCCTCAAGTTAGTTGATTTCAATCCGCAAGCCCCACAGCTCGCTGTTATGTACTCGGCGGCGGATTTAGCTTGTGCCGCCTCACGAGCGCATCCTCAATCAGTTGGGCGGCCGGTTCGTCCTGCTCACGTATCCAGTCCACTAGCCACTGGGGTAATTTGTACCCAACCGGCACCTTTAACAGCTCCGGATTAATAGGGGGCCTCCCGGCCCCCTCTCTTTTGCCGCCTTGGCTCACGCTTCCAGCTCGTGCCATTTGGTTTCTGCTGTCTCTAAAATCTCAACCAGCTGATCCATGTGTTCCTGACCATTACCGGCTTTTAGTGCTTCCCCTGCAAAAAATTCAGCCTGTTCTTTGTAGGTCAAGCTGTTGTCTAATTCACAGTTGCAATTAAATGCTGCCTTCTCTACTAGCTCGTCCAGTTCCACGGTAGTTTTGGCGTTTTTGATTTCGTAGTTTGTGATCACTGTCTTTCCTCTTTGGCTTCGGCTTGGGCCTTTCCCTAACCGTTGAATACAGTCTAGACGTAAATCAGAATAGAGTCAAGCCCTTTATCAAAAAAAATCGCACATAACCAGGCATCCAAAGCGACGGCAAAAAGCCGCCGCGCTTTAATTCATCGTTATACGCCCAATAAATCTCTAAATTCATTAAACGCTTCGTCTTTGTTGCTGCCAGAGCCAATAGGCCATTTTTGCTGTTTTCCAATCTCTCTGTGTCTTTTATTTGTGGCTGTAACGTACCAATATCTATCAGACCAAAACCAAGATAAACTGTACTTACCCCACTTTGAATTTAAAAATCTCATAACAATTAGCTCCAGCCGACCCGTAACCGCATCCGTCTTTTTTAGTAAATTTAAAGTTTATCTCAGGCGGTTACGGTCGCCTGAGCATGGTCGTTAGCCTGCCCTGTGATTCCAGTGGGTAGCGGCTTTCTCAGGCGTAGCATGGCCCAGTATCCCGAGATTATTAGCCCCGCAACTCACGCAATTAACGCCATAAAATTCATCTTGGCCGTTGAGTCGTATCGTATCTTTGCAAGATGTGCGCATAGTGTTGTGCGCAGCCTTGCCGCCACAGAAAGGGCAGGCTAACAAATCACTCATGGCGCGACCCGCTGGGTCGGTGGTTGTTTCAGGTGTTGCGTTTTCGTTACTCATCATCGTCTCCAGTGGCCTCAGTCGCGGGCCGCATAGTTAAATCGT